GATATGCGACTCCAGAGTTATCTGCCATATCTTTGATAACCTTACCTGGTGCAACACCAGCCATTTTTGCCATTTCAGCAGTCTGTCCAATTAATGCTTGAGATTGTTCAGCAGATAATCCACCTATATTTTGAAATACTTTATTTAGTTTTGCAGCTTCAGCAGTACCAACTCCAAAGTTTTTATTCAATGCAACCATTGAACCAAGAACTGCTTTAGATGGTTGTTCTATACCATCAAATTCATTACTAAAATCTCCAGCTGCCTTAGCTACATCAGATGCAGTTACACCAAGGTGTGCATAAGTTCGAGATACATTTTGTATATTTTTATTTAACTGAACTGTCTGTGAATTTAATAAACCAGTATTATTTCTAAATTCTAAAAATGCAGAATCTAATTCTTTAAATCTATCTAATCCTATCTTGAATAATGCAATTATTGCAGCACCAGCAAGTAACATACCAGCAGAGATACCAATACCAATTCTTCTTAAAAATGTATTTGCAGTTTTTAACCCACCGTCTAATCCACTTGAAAATGATTTAAATACATTCCCTCCTTCTTGACGTGATTTTGTAAATGATTTTGTAAATCCATTCATAAACTGTCTGGAGGTACCATCAATAATTTTTTTAGCTCTTTCTTTAAATGGGTCAAATAATTTTCCTAAAGCCTTACCAATGATAGGTATATTCTCTATTTTACTAAAAATACTATCAATATTAGATTTAAACGTGTCTCCATACTCATTAACCGTATCACGAGTTTTATTTAAAATCGATAAATTACTTTGATTTTGTTTTAAGATAGATTGTGCTGCAATTAATTGTATATTTAGTTGTTTAGAAAGTTCGGTATTAGTTCCAAAGTCTTTCTTAGATATATCATTTTTTTGTTTTTTAATATCACCAAGTACTTTCTCAATATCTTCTTGAGATTTTAAACTTTTTATTATTTCAGCTGAAAAGGATGCTTCATATTCTAAGGATTTATTTCTCTTATCTGATTTTTTGGCAATATCATCCATCGACTTACCAATATCACCCAACATAGATTGAGTCATTTTTAGTAAATCATTATATTCTCTTTGTGAATTAGTATCTGCCATTAATTATATCCCCTATATTCATTAATAATCAAATCCTAAGGCTTTTCTGACTTGAGGTGATATTGATTTTTTTATCAATTCTTTATTTCCTCCTGCTTCTTTTTCTATTTTAGTTCGTGCACTATCAATAGCTTTATCAGCTTTTTGTATAGATGATTGTATATCTTTATTATTTTTTAGGGATGATACAACTCCTCGTAAAAAAAGTTTACCTAATATGGATTCTTTTTGGACCCATTTAGCATGTGTTTCTTTAAAAAGTTTTTTATCTTCTTTAGTAATCTTCATAATATTCTCCAATTATACTACTATAAATATACGGTATAAAAAAAGTGAGGAAGTTTTTACTTCCTCACTCTTACGTTTGGTCCTTTAGATGAAGGACTTTGTGATTTTTGTGATTTCTTTACTTCATCACTTTCTTTCTTCTTAGCATCTATTAATTGTTTATAATAGAAGTTTCGTATGTGAATTGGTAATCTATATACTCCTTCTTGAGTGAACCCATTGCCATAATAACAAAGTTCAAAGATTTGTTGATGAAGTGCAACAGAGTGGTTACTCGGAAGGCCAAAAAAATCCTACGCCCATAGGAATCGGGCGTACCTCCATTTCTCCCGTCTGTGGGTCCTCGTACTCGAATTCCATATTTACATCAGGTTGTATTTTCCTAACTTCTTCTCTGAATGCACGAGTATCAATAGTTAAAAATCGATTGTTAATAAAATCTGTGATTGACTTAGTATCAGTCGTACCATCTACTGATGTAATCATATATCGATACCTTGTAGTTAACTCAGAAGAGGTACCTCCTTTAGTCAATCGTTCTAATGCTTTTACATCTGCATCAATTTTCTTCTCATCACCATGAGATAATAATTTATATTCTAAGACAGTTCCTGATTTAGTAGTGAATGTATAATTGTTTTCTCTATTTAATTTATCGAAATCAATTTCCTTAGTTTGAACTTTACCTAAATCTACCGAGATTTCATTTTTCTCTCCTAGTTCACCTTCCATTTGAATTTTATATTGAGAACCATATCCTAAGATACGAGTTGCTAACATTATTGCGTTTTTATCCCCTATCAATATATCATCTACATTGATATTTTTATCTACAATAATAGATTCAAATAACTTATCAAGAACCACCCCCTTTCTAATAAGATTCTGTGAAGCAAGAATTTCTTCTTCTTTAGCAGTCATGTATTTAATCTCAATTTGACCAGATGAGAGGGGATTACCTTCTGGATAACATTTACCTTGAGATGGAAGTGAAATTACTTCCGTTGGAAAATCATAATTTGACATAAACTTTTATTTAATTTGTTTGTATATAAATATATAATTTCAAAAAAATTGAAAAAAAAAGAGTTCTCAACAAGAGAACTCTTTCTGTATAGTAAAATGGAGTATTGTATTAGTATTCTAAAATTGCGTAATCGTATTCAAGAGTAAGAGTGATTTCAGATGGGTCGTTTGAACTCCAATCTAAATCATTAAATACTGCATTCTGAATAAATGCACCTTTAATTTTCCAATTTTCAATTTTATCACCAACTGGTCCTAACATAAAAATATCAATATCTTTTTTGTAGAAATCAGCATAACCATCACGGCCTGTGATTGATTCATGAGAGGTTCTTACCCATTCCATTACTTGTTGTGCTCCACTCGGTACGATTGGGTCATATAAAGTAATATCGATAGGTTGCCAAGTTCCCTTACCTTTCAATTTTCTGTTTACGTTGATGTGGTCAAGTGTTACAGTTTCAAATTGAATTGAAGGTCTGTTAGCTGTTTTGATAAGATATGATTGAATACCATCGATTTCCATGATGAATCTATTCTTCATCTTTGGTTCGAAGTTCGTGTAGAACATATCGTTAAATTCTAATACTTCTGCCATTTTGTTTATTCTCCTATTATACTAATAAATATAGTTTTTTTATTTTTCTAATTATGCGGTGAAACTAGCCCCAGTCGGTAGAATGTTGAAATCAATTACAATGAATTCAGCAGTCTTGGTAGGTTGTAAGTAAATAGCCCCTGCCAAGATGTTTCTATCGATTACATCTGGTGTGTTATTAGATTCATCCATTACTACTCTAAACGAGTATAAACCTTGTCTTTGTTGTATTCCTTCTAAATAAGGATTAACAGTATTCAAGAATTTACCTCTTGTCTGAGCGGTGTTTTGTTCGAATACAAGGTATCTTGATGTAGATGCGATGTACTTCTTCACTTTGATAAGTAATCTTCTTACGTTGATTCTATCAAGTGCAGACGAACGGTCTTGAAGTGTTTTCTGTCCAAATGCCACGATACCTTCTCCAGGGAACTGAGCGATTGGGTTGATTTTTCCTTCATATAATGTATCTCTTTCAGCATGTGTTAATCTGTTCAATACAGAAACTGCTCCTACAACTCCACCTCTATTTAAACCTGCTGGTGCAAACCATTCAGCTGCAACTGCATCGTTAGAAGCATATATTCCTGGCATCAATACTGATGGTGGAACGGTTGTAAGTTTGTTTGTTCTTGAATCGATTGTTTTAACCCATGGGTAGTAAGTACCAACATAGTTAGAATCAACTGCTTGTCCTTGTTCTACTGCTAAATCAATTGAATCGTTATAATCAGTTACATCACCAATGAAGAATGCATCTTCTCTAGCTTCTACCATATCAGTTACTTTATCAAATACATAAGAGTGTAATCTTCTTACAACACCTGGTACAGATACTAAGTTGATATCAAAATCATCAGGGTTAGATACAGATGCAATTGCTTTTACATAAGCAACTGAACCACTTGCTGTTGAAGTAGCCAAATCAAATCCTTGTGAGTTTCCAGCACCCCAATCAGAATCACCAGCTTTAGCTGCTTTGATTGTTGGAGATATACCATCGAATCCACCTTGGAATCCTACTGTAAATTGTCTTTTGTTTACATCTGCAGAATCCGAACCAGTCAATTCAAAAGATAAAGTAGTATCAAATGCGAAATCTACGTTTGCACCAACACCAGCATCAGATGGTAATGGTTTCAAGTAATGTGAGTTATCAATCTTAACAACTGATGTTTCTAAATCAATACCACTAAATGATACACCATTAGATGATGTATTATCAGATGATTTAGTAGTGAATACTACTGCAGGTACTTCAGTTTCAGTAGTTACTTTTACTGTATTAGTATAAGCACCATGTCCGAAAGGTCCTGCGATGATTGGGAATGAACCTTCATCTTTAGTTTCAACTCTTACGAATTTAGAACGGTTTGAGTAATCACCTGTGAATGTTTGTTTTCCATTTGCATCAATAGTAATGTTAATATCACCAATAATCTTGTTGATATAATTTGGAGATGCAGGGTCAAGTGTTAAGTTGTTATAAATTTCTAATACAGATTTTCTCTTATCAGTATCAGAGTATCCTCTAATCATCATTGAGAAAGTAGCGTAATCAGTAGAGTTAGTTTCTCCAGCTGCTTTTACGTTAAAGATAGATACTTTATATTCTTTGTTATAGTTTGAACCATCACCAAGAGTATGTAATCTAAACAAGTCATGTCTCTCACCAGAAATCAATTGTGATTTAATCCAAGGAGTAGATGCGTGAGAAATATCTTGTGCGAAATCTTGAGTTGGCATTTCTTCAACAATTACTTTTCCACCTGCAGTTAACTCATCTGATTGATTAGTTGCTGCTGATTCGTAATAGTTGTAAACATATGCTTCCTTAGAACCTCTTGCGTTCTCACCAAATACATCTGATAAATCATTACCAGCTGAAGGTAAGATAGATGCAGATACTTCTGATAACTCAGAACCACTAATCGAGAATGCAGATGCGGATGGTTGTGAATTCAATACAGTATCAGGTAAACCAACAGATTCATCTCCATTGTGAGTTACATTAAGAGTTCCTACAACTTGAATTCCACTTGAACCACTTACTTTAATAGCAAGAGGTGTAACGTGAGAATAACCACCAATATGTCCAACACGAACGATAGTTACAGTTCCAGCTTCTCTTAAATAATTTTGTACGGTATATCCCGTGTAAAAATCCCCATTCGGTGTACCGAATATTGATTCAAATTCTGATTGGGTATTTACTACGGTTGGTACGAATGCAGGTCCTTTATGGAATGGTCCAATTATTGCTGCTCCGATTTCTCCAATCCCTTGTGATAAGAAAGAAAGGTCATTCTCTCTTGTAAATACACCAGGTGATACAATCTTTTCTGCCATGTTTTATTACTCCTTGTTATTGTTTTGTATAATAATACTCTTTATATAAGTATAATGTTGTTTACTCAAGAATAAAATTACTCTTCAGTATCTTCTTTAGGAGTAGGTGTAAATTCACCCGTTGCAGGGTCAAAGTTACCGTCTCCATACTTTTCATTCAATCCCTTGAACAATTCTTGTTCTTGAGTTACCAATTCTGAATGTTTTTGAAGTAATTGTGTTTCAACACCTTCAATCTCTGAAATTCTTCGTTTCTTTTCAATTGCAACTTGTCCTAATTGAGTGAACACATTTGCAACTTCTTGTCTTAAACCATTGATTGAATTTACTTCTTCTTCTGTAAACTTAATTGCTTCCGCCATTTTTGTAAAATTTAATTATTTGTATTTGTTATGTTAATATATATAAATATATAGAATTACTCCAAACGTAAAAATTATTTTTAAACTACTACACTAAATGCAGTTGATACTTTCCATGTAGATTTTAATCCGTGGTCAATATTTCTAACTCTAGCGTAATAAGTTCCTGCAGCAACAACACCACCTGCCAATTGTATTGATGAATCATTCCAATTAGTTTCATTAATAAGAGGTGATGAGAAATCTGAATTGTTATCGATTTGTACATCATATGCAGTTATACCAGTTGTACCACTTGATGAACCACCACTCCATGATAAAGATGGGTGAGAATATGCTAATGTTGTTGGTGCACCTGGTGCTGCTAAATCAGTATGAGAATCTCCACCTTTGTTGTGAGTAATATATCCATTTGCCAAATATGTATCAACATCTTCAACATCAATAGTTACAATTTCTGATGCTTCCATCTCAATATCAATAGAAGTTATGATTTCTTCAATTACACCATCCTCGGTTGATTTAATTAATGAATCACCTTCTCTCAACAAATGAGCTACAATAAATTTATACTCACCATTTAAAGTTTTAACTAAGAATGGGTGTTCTGCAGTACATTTTAAGGTACCATCATTTATATTATATATTTTTTCTGAAAATGAAAAAACTATATTCTGAATTGTTACTTCTTTTTCAGATACATTAAGAGAATCCGAATTCCAATCTAAAAAGTTCATTTCACTTGAAGGTAGTAGACCATCAATAGAATAACCCTTTAATTTCATTCCTTCTTCTAAATCACCAATCTCAAGAGTAGACCCATCAGCAAGAGTTACGGGAGTATCGGCAGTTAAACATAATGCAGTTGAGTTACCATCATAAGAATCTACCGAATAAACTGGTTTATCTCTATTGGTGTTATAATTTGTTGCATGGTCATTAAACCCATCAGCAAATTTAACTCTAAGAGTATTTAAAGAAACTGGCTGTAATGTACCTGTTGTATTTGGTCTGTTTGATACCGTAAATACTGCAGTTTCACCATTATTAGAGGTTAAACTAATAGTAGTACCAGATGCAACAGACCAAGTAAAGTTTTCACCTCTTGATGCAATTCTTGAAGTAAAATTTGAACCACTTCCTATAAAACTCAGTCTGTAAGTTTCTTGAGTATCTTCTACTGCATAAGTATATCCATTTAATGTACCAACGGAATCGATACCAAATGATGACATCGCGATTGGTCCAGTAGTATTACCCTTTGCTGCTGATAATGAACGTGGTCCTGCTGCAACTCCTGTTGCTGAACCTAAATTGTTTAAACTTAATGTTTCTCCTGCTGTTATAGCCATAATTATATTTCCCTATATATTATAAATATTGAGTAAGTCCTTCATCCACTTATCTTTATCTGAAAAGTTTTCAATCATAAACGATTTAATAACATTAAACCATTTTTTCTTTTCTTCAAAGGGGGTTTCTAATAACTTACTATAAATATGATGAAATTCTGTTTTAGATGAAGCACGGTATGGATATTCTAACTCTTTACACCAATTTCCATTTAGAATGGGTAATTTACCCCTATCCACTGCTTCAAAGATTCCATAACCAAATGGTTCTGATGTAAACGATGAATGGGAGATTCCCCAATCCATATTGTAAAATATATCTTTAAATGATGAATCATAGTGATATATCTTTGATTTACCAACATCTACCTTTGCGCCATTTTTCCAAACTAAGTTAAATTCAATAGAATTTGTAAAAATAAAAGATTTCAATCCATCTAAGTAATGAGGATTCTTTCTACCTTCACATCTTGCGGCGAATCCTAAATTAGTAGATTCTGAT